CTTCAAAGTCATCAAACTACACTTTAATTGCATCAGATGCTGGTAAAATAATTTCTATATCAGCTGGAGATATAACTGTTCCACCAAGTGTTTTTAGTGCAGGTCAAACAATTTCAATTTATGCTAACGGTAGTTCAAAAATAGATATTAACAGAGGGTCTGGTGTGGTTATGTATTGGGCACAAACAGGAGCTAATGCAAATAGAGATCTTCAAACTAGGGGAATTGCAACTATCGTTTGTGTATCATCTAATACATTTGTTATAACTGGCGGTTTATTGTCATAGGAGTATAACTTGACACATTATTCATTATTAATGAGCTCAACAGCTGGTGGAAAAGAAGCCACTGGATATACAACAAAAGGTGCAAATCAATCTTTTACTATAACTATTCCTACAGGGTACAACGCTCTTCACATTCAATATGCTGTTGGTGGAGGAGGTGGTGGTACTGGTGGTATTTCTTATGATAAAGCAGGTGGTGAATCTTCTGGAAGATCGGGAGGATCAGGAGCTTATTTATCAGATGTAATTTTTTCAGTTAGCGAAGGATCTTCTTACGCTGCAAATACAGGAGCCGGAGGAGCAGGAGGAAACCAGACATCTAATTTTGGTCATCCTAAAGTCGCTAATCCAGGTACTAGATCAAGAGTAAATGGGTTGTTTCAACTTAATCCAGGCGGTGGTGCAAGTTTAACTGGAGGAGGTGTACAAGGACCTTTAGCTACAGGTGGATCAAACGGAAGTGCTGGAAGTCTTAGTATTACAGGAACAAGAATTACAAGTGGATCTTTTTTTAATTCATCTAATGCTTTAATTACTATAGGTAATGTTAGCGAATTAAGAGGTGGTCCTAGAGGTACTTTCAATAGTTCTGGTAATGGATCTGCGGGCGGTTGGAATGGAAACTGTGGTGGAGATAACTGTAGAATTGGTGGAAGAGCAGGAGCTACTTCTTATGGAGGATCAGTTGCCGGAGGAACTGCAAGTAGTTCATCAGGTAGTGGTACAAATGGTGGCGTAGGAACACGAGGATCTGGTGGTGGCGGAGGAGCTGCCCAAGTTTCAGGTGGTGGAAACACTTTAGGAGGTGGCGGAGGCCAAGGAGAAATGAGATACAGATTTTTAAATGTATTTTAACCTATTGAAAAATTAATAGACTACTGATATACTAACTGAAGAAATTATGAAAGTTCAGTTCAATAAGTTTTTTGGTGAGAATGTTTACATGTCCTATGTAGATGATTTTGAAAAAATAAATAATAAAATAATACCTATTATTGAAAAAGATATAACTCCAACTAATTCTCAATTTGCAAGAACTACAGATGTTAAACCTAAAGAGTTGCAAGAAATAGATGACAATTTACATTTAAATAAAAAATTTAAACCATTGTATGATCAAATTAGATTACATATTTTAGAGTATTTAAATATTCAAAAATATAACCTTGATGTTTTTGATACTTATATATTAAAATCATGGGCTACATTATCTATTAATGAACAATATATACATAACCATAAACACATGGCTTCTCATATTAGTTTTGTTTATTATCCAAGAGCCGAGAACCAAGGTAATTTAAAATTTGTATCTAATCTAGAATATAATAATCATTTATATATACCTTCTAGAAAAGAATATTTTACAGAGTTTAATGAAGTTAATTACAGCAGTATGACTGTACCAGCTCAGACTGGCAGTATTATAATATTCCCAAGTAATATGTCTCATGAAACAGAGATAAATCAGACTAAAATACCTAGAATTTCTATATCTGGTGATGTCTTAATTACAATGAAACCCGGTTTAAAATCAGAGCATTGTTTTCCTTCTCCTGACACCTGGAAAAAATTATAGATTTTTCTATATATTTAGGTATATAGTATTATAACAATAAGAATATCATGGCTTTACAAACTGTTAAAATCACACCTGGAATAAATAAATCAGATACTCCTTCTGGAGCAGAAGGACAATGGATAGATGCAGACTTTATTAGGTTTAGATATGGTCAACCAGAAAAAATAGGTGGTTGGCAAGCTACAGGTTCAGATACTTTTTCAGGTCCTGCAAGAGCTATACACACTTGGTCAGCTCTAGATGGTAGAAACTACATGGCCATTGGAACTTCAAAACTTTTACTTATTTATTATGAAGGAAGATATTACGATGCAACTCCATTAGGAACTGCTATAACAGGAGCTACTTTTACTTCAACAAATGGATCAGCAACTGTAACTGTTAATGCAACAGGACATACATTAGCTGTTGGAGATTATTTTACATTTACTTCTGTAACATTACCAGGTGGAGGAGCTACAAGTTTTACTACAGATGATTTTACAACTAATACTTTTGAAGTAATTACTGTTCCAACTTCAAATACTTTTACAATAACAATGCCTTCTACTGAAACAGGAACAGGAATGACTGCAGCAGGAGGAGCTACAATAAATCCTTATGTATCTATTGGTCCTACTATTCAAACATATGGTTATGGTTGGGGTACAGGTGTTTGGGATGACTCTGACTTTGGTTGGGGTGAAGATACATCTTCTACTGAAGAAGGTATTGTACTTGATCCCGCTTCATGGTCATTAGACAACTTTGGACAAATTCTGGTTGCTACTATAAAAGATGGTGAAACATTTATATGGAATCCTGGAGTATCTAACCCATTAGATAATAGAGCAACTATAATGTCAGGAGCTCCTACAGCTTCTCGTTTAACAGTTGTTTCAGATAGAGATAGACATTTAATGCATATTGGAACTGAACAGACACTTGGTGATCCAACTACACAAGATCCAATGTTTATTAGATTTTCTGATCAAGAAGATTTTACTGTTTATCAACCAACAGCAACTAATACTGCTGGTACATTTAGATTAGATGCTGGTAACAAAATTGTAACTGCTGTTCCAGGAAAAGATTATACATTAGTTTTAACTGATACAGCTGCTTATGTAATACAATTCGTTGGTCCACCTTTTACTTTCTCTATTAGACAAGTAGGTACCAACTGTGGTTGTTTAGGACAACATGCTGCTATATATGCAGATGGTAAAGTTTATTGGATGGGTCTATCTGGTGGATTCTTTGTTTATGATGGTACTGTAAAAATATTACCATCTTTAATAGAAGACTTTGTATTTTCAGTAACTGGTAATAATTTAGGTTTAAATTTTAACTCTACAGAAATTGTTTATGGTTCTCATAACTCTTTGTTTAATGAAATAATTTGGTTCTACCCACAAGGTACTCCAACGGACAATCCTTCAACTCAAAACGATAGAATGATTAGTTATAATTATGTAGAAAACACTTGGTCAATATCTAGTCTAAAAAGATCTTCGTATGTTGATTCAGATGTGTATCCAAATCCTTATGCAACTTCATATGACCCTACAGCAACACCAAGCTTTCCAACTGTCAATGGAGTAACAAATAGATTTGGAGCAGGTACTTTATTCTTACATGAAATTGGTCTTAATGAAGTATTATTAAATGGAACAACAAATGCTATACAAGCTTTTGTTAAATCAGGGGATTTTGATTTACCTCTAGGACCCGAAGGAACAGGAGAGTTTTTTGTTAAAGTAAGAAGATTTTTACCTGACTTTAAAAACTTACAGGGAACATCACAAGTAACTATAAATACAAAAGATTATCCAATTGCAGGAAATAGTACCACTTCTGTTTTTAATGTAGATAATAATACAGATAAAATAGATACTAGAGTTAGAGGAAGACTTGCAAATATAAAAATTGAGAATACTCTGGTTGATGAAAACTGGAGATATGGTACATTTAGAGTAGATGTACAACCAGACGGAAGAAGATAATGGCTAAAGTTACAATATATATACCAGAACCATCACAAGAATACGATGCCTCTAATCAACGTCAACAATTAGAAGCATTAGATACAATGAAGAACCAACTTAATTTTGGTTATCAACAAGATTTAAGAAATGAGGAGGACCGGAAAAACTGGTTTTTTAGTTAATGGCAAATTTTTATAAAAGTGAAACGTTTGAATTAACAACTACAGGTCTTACAACTGTTTTAACAATTAATACTTCATCAATAGCTATTGTAAAAGCTGTACAAGTTAGTCATGCTACATCTAGTAATGTTGATGTAGATTTATATTTAAAAAAAAATGGAGGATCTGATATTGAAATAGCACATGCTGAATTAAATAAATCCACAGAAAATTTAGCTAAAGATGTAATTAATATGGAAGAAGGTGATATATTAAAATTGCAAGCAGATAATGCTAACGAGATCACTGGACAAGTGAGCTATCTTCTGATAGATAGATCACAAGAAAATGGATAAAGAAATACCAAAAATAGAGTGCGAGACAGAAATTTCTTATAGAAACAAAAAAACAGGAAAAGTTTCTAAAGAAAAAATGGAAGGACCAGACATAGTAGAAGATGTTACAGTTACTGTAACAAATAAAGGATTAGAAGTTTTACAGAATTTAATGAAAAAATAAAACATAAAGGATAGTATGAAAGAAGCTAGAGGCGGAACTGAACTTCAGTTAGAGTATTTAAGAAAATATGTTGATTCAAAGTTATTGGATCAAGTTCAAATTACAACATCGGTACCAGAAAAGATTCCACTTCATCCAACAAAGATGAATATCTTGTGGCAGAAAAATTCATATGATCAACCTAATTTAAACCCATGGTTTAAAGATAAGAACAATCATAAAAAATATGATTGGTATGTATTCAATAGTCATTGGAATTATGAAAAGTTTAGAATGTTTTTTGATATACCGACAGATAGATCTGTAGTTATAAAAAATGGTGTAGATAAAATTAAACCAAGAAACCTGGAACAACCAAGAGAAAAAATAAGACTTATATTTCACCCAACTCCGTGGAGAGGTTTGAATGTAATGTTAGCTGCTATGCAGATGGTTAAGAGTCCTAATGTTGAATTAGATGTTTATTCTTCTTGTGAAGTATATGGTCAAGCTTTTAAAGAAAATAATGATAAACATTACCTTGAATTGTATGAACAAGCAAGAAATTTACCTAATGTTAATTATATTGGTTACAAACCAAATGAATACATAAAAGAAAACTTACACAAATATGACATGTTCGTTTATCCTAATATATGGGAAGAGACTTTTTGTATATCTTTAGTTGAAGCAATGACTGCAGGTTTATATTGTATTACAACAAATTATGGAGCTTTGTATGAAACAGGAGCTGAGTATCCTGCTTACATTCCATATCAAAAAGATTTTAAATCTTTAGCAGCTAATTTTGCAGCAGCAATAGATGGAATAGCACCAAACCTAAATTCAAGAAAAATACAAAGTCATTTATATGACCAAATGAATTACACAACTAGTTTTTATAACTGGGACAGACAAGGTGGTTCTTGGTCAAGATTTTTAGAAGGAGCGTTAAATGCAAGATCCAAGTAAACCTATATGGGTAAATAAAGAAGAATCTTTATCAGAAAAAAAACCAATTATCTTTGTAGCAACACCAGTACATAGTGAATGTTCAATTCATTTTACACAAGCTCTATTATCATTTCAACAAAGATGTGCACAAGAAAGAGTAGGTGTAAGCTTTGCATTATTAAAATCTTCTTTAGTTACACAAGGTAGAAACTTATGTGTATCTAATTTTATGGAAGAATCAAAGAAGGTACCATACACTCATTTTTTATTTGTAGATTCAGATATTGAATTTAATGCTGAAACTATATTTAGTATGGTAAAAGCAGATAAAGAAGTTATAGCTGCTCCGTATCCTTTAAAATCAATAGATTGGCAAAAGATTCATAAAAGAATGAATCCTGAAATGACTCCAGAATTACTTTCTAAGATGGGTTTTACATGGCCAATTAAATTAGAGAATAAAGAACATATCTCTGTAAAACAACATGTTATGGAAGTATCTCATGCACCAACAGGATGTATGTTGATTCAGAAAAATGTGTTTGAAAAAATGATTGAAGCATATCCTAGTCTAAAAATAAATCAACCTACTATTATAAATGGAGAAGGATCTAATAAACCTTTTTATTATAATTTTTTTGATACATATCATGATCCAGAAAATAAAAGATATTATGGTGAAGATTTTGGATTCTGTAAAAGATGGACTGAAATAGGAGGTAAATGTCACTTATATGTAGGTGATGATATTACTCATATTGGTGAATATAGGTACACTGGAAACCTATATACAGACATGAAACATAATCTTAAAAAGATTGACTAGTTAAGTAAAATCTAGTAAATTCCAATAATTACAGGTTTCATTCCCTGCTCTTTTACATTATAAACTATTAAACTATGACAATATCTAGAATGCAAATGAACAGACAATTACGAGCAGGAGGCGGTATAATGGATGTCGCTCCAAGAGAACAATTTGGATTAGGAAGTAAACTTAAAAAATTTGTAAGAAAAGTTATACCTAATGAACTAGCAGAAATTGCTACAAAGGCCGCACCATTTGTTGCACCTTTTAACCCATTACTTGCAGCAGGTATGGCAGGTATAGGTGGTTTTGATAAAACAGGTCGTATTGGTAAATCATTAAGAAACGCCGCTCTAACATATGGTGGTGGACAATTAGCTAGATTTGCAGGTGGGGCAGGTTTTCAAAAAGGTATTAATCCATTTGCAGGTGCAGATTTTTCTGGTGGTATGATGTCAGGTATTAAAAGTTTAGGAAGCTCACCTATTGGTGTGGACACAGGATTAAAACTAGGTCAATATGAAATGTTTGGTGGTACTCCACCTTCTGATGTTGTATCAAATGCTCCTCCAATGTCCGGTGACCCAGCTCAGTACTTAACAGATGATGCATTATCTGTATTTGAAAAAACTGCAGTTGATACAGGTAAAAAAACAGTTGGAGAATTAAGTAAAGATTTAATAAGTGGTGATATTAGTAAAATGGGTAATGCTGCAAAAGAACTTGGTGGTAAAGCATTAAAATCTATTTACACAAAAAAAGATGGTAGTTTAGATACTACAGCATTGTATTCAACATTAGCTGGAGTTAGTAGTTATATAGAAGCTAAAAAATTAGCTGACGAAGCAGGTTTAGAAGATGATGAATATACAGAAGATATGTATAACGCTGACAAAGAAGGTTATAAAGAAGCATTTGCGGTAACATTAGATCCAGCGAACTTTGCTCAAGGTGGTCGAGTTAATTTCTTAGAAGGTGGAAGTGGTAATACTAAATATAATTCTATGGTTACTAAAATGTATATGGAATTAGGTGGTGAAAAAGGAACTGGTATGACTATAGATGAATTTGCAGAACAATACTTTAAAAAATTTGCTAAAGG